TTGCTTTTATCTTTAACTTTGGATAATATGGATTATCTTTATTTATTCTATCATAAAATAATAACCCCGGATCACCACTATTCCAAGCACAAAAGCAAATAATATCAAATATAGTTTTAGCATTAATTGTATTTGTTACTTCATTATTGTTAGGGTTAATTAAATCTATACTTTCATTCTTTTCAACCTTCTCCATAAATTTATCACTAACTAAAACTGATATATTAAAATTTGTTAATTGTTTAGATAATTTACTTCTAATAAATTCTATTATTTCAGCATGTTCAAAGTTCAATACACCCATTAATGCCCCTCTCCTAAATCCCCCTTGCTTTACTACTTCAGTAGCTACATCATACAACTTCATAAATGATACTACACCACTACTTGTTCCACCAGAAGATAGCTCAGCATTTTGGGGTCTTAATTCAGAAAAATTCATTCCCACGCCCCCGCCTTGCTTAAATATAATCATCATATCCTGTAAACTTTTACTTAAACTCTCGATTGTATCTTTTATCTCAAGCACAAAGCATGCATGGAGAATCCTCTTCTTTTCTCCTGCATTTCTTAAGCATGGAGAATTTGGTAAGAATATACCATCTTTCATTGTCTTATTTAATTTCTGTTCAAATTTTATATCTCCTAATGATAGTGTTTCTGCTACTCTTTTAAATACATCATACGGTTGTTCACCTTTCTCGCAATACCTATCTGATAATAATTTCTTTGCGTTTTTTGATAATGCCATTTTAGATTCCTTTCTTATAAACTAAATTTATACATACGTTCTATATCATCAATCACTTTTTCTAATCCAGCTTTTTTCTCTCTAAATACTGTGCCTAATATTTTATGACAGTCATTACATATTTCTTTTCTTTCTACTTCAAACTTTCTATCCATTCCAAGAGGTTTAAAGAATACACTTTTCAATTCTTCTTGGAGTTCTACTAAGTCAGTTTCTTTAATAGAAATTAAAACAAATTTTTCTTTGTGTATTGGATTTCCACATAAATCACAATATAATACTTCCATTTATTTACCTTTCTTTAATTTAAGATAAGCTTCTCTACAATCTTCACAGAAATAATAATTACCTTCTTTATTCATTATATGATATTTCCAATCTTTTGTTTTATTACATCCTGAGCATAATTTCATAGAATCTCCTTTGAATATATTATCGAATGTATTTCTATATTGTTTCTTACCATCTCCGTATAAAGAACGGTCTTTATCTCCCTTGCCCGAATGATTGCAGCCAAGATTGATATGGCCCTCATATTTCATTTCGTAAACATCCTTGTAATAAAGTTTCCTTTCTTCTTATCTATTAAACCAACATACCCACAACTCATGCAATATAATTTTCCTTCTTTTGTTTGTAATACTTTAAATGATTTACATTTTTTACATTGCATTTTATTTATCCTCTTCTATATTATATATTATTTCTGCCCCTAATTCGTTCTGTATTTTTTCTATTAATACCGACATTATATAATCTCTACTTCCTGGCATTAAAGTCTTTGCCACAGAAGAATTAACTTTAAATTTGTTATCATCTTTACCTGATGTTATAATGCTAATAGGTTTCTCAAAATAATCTTTTATTAAAGCTTCAATCAAAGTATTCCCTTCAAAAGATTCTACCTTATTCCTTTTCGATATAACAAATAATTCTAAATCATCTAATTGTATTTTACTTTTCATTGTCTTAATAATCTATCCTCTAATTGATTAAGAAAATTGGATACCCCAGAATCTAATTTGTAAGAACCCGTATATTTAGAAGCTAAGCATTCCGCAAATCCTTCCAAAATTGATTCATTTGCATACTTAGTTGGCATTTGTTCTGTCATAGTCCAAATGTTACCCCATGAATTTGGATATATTTGATAATTATTAATATTTTTATTGTAATATACTGTATGACCTAATTCATGAATTAAAGAATGCCCTTTTACTCCATCTAAATATAACTTGTTATATTTAGTAAATTGAATTAAACTATCCTTAAATTTGGATAAATGGATAATATTTATAGATTTTCCTTTTTGAAAGCCATTAATAATATTATTTGCCGACCAAGAAAACCCTCCATAATTTTTCTTTTTAGCATAACTAATTAATCTTTTTATATAAATATCATCTATTCCTGGTTTTAAATAACTACTCAAAACTTTTATTTTATCTGTTCCAATAAACATCAATGATTTCTTTTCCCCCACCCCCAATTTTAAAAATACTTTTTGTCTTGCTTGTAACATTTCTAATTTCTTTGATTGTAACACCATAATTCCAACATTATCTAAATTCGAGTGTGCTACTTTTGGGATTATACCCACTTGATTATATTGATTTAAAACATTTCTTAAAAATTGTTTTCTTTGAATAGAAGATAATTCTGAATAATTATTTTTAAAAGTACTTAAATCTGACTTTAATAAAGATATATTATTTTTATAATCTTTAGTAAAAGAATCTCTAAATAAATTTTCACCGACTGAAACTTCTAAAGCCTGCCTTACTGAACTCTTCCCTTCATCAGTTATTTTTCCAGAGGAGATATATGTGCATCTGCATGCAGTGTGGATTGGGATTAGCGGAGCATTATCTATTGGATATTTATTTCCATCATAATCCAAACATTCAGAACATACTCTATTATCTCCTGCACTTAAAAATTCTACTTGTTTTATTTCACCTCTTCTATATGCATCTAATCTTCCCTGATTAATTGCTCTTGATGATTCTGTTCTTGCAATCATTTCTGCATATCTCTTTTGAGGTATTGTATATTTATATCCTTGTCTTACTACTTTTCCATTTACTATTTTAGGTTTTACTTTAACTATTTTAGGTCCTATCTTTATTTCTCTCAATCTTCTTGCTATTTCATATGGATTAACTCCTTCAGTTACTCCAGCTGCTACTACTCCTTTTATATGATGCCCTAAATTATTTGATATGTGTTGTAAGTTTGAATAAGCTAATTGTCTATATGCTGCAGTCTCTCTGAATAGTTGCCAATCAGTTTCATTAGAGGGTATTCCTAAATCACCCATTCCTACATCTACTCCTTGACCATACCCTACTCCTAATATACCCCACAATCTTGGTTCATTATGAATTCCAAATACTGCCATCTCTTGATTAAATATTCTATCATATACTAAATAATCTTCTGGGCTTAATGCTTTAGTTTTAAATGTTTTTACTTCAAATCCTTTATGTATATCTTCTAATAAAACTACTATACCTAGTTCTACTGCTTGTCTTATATAATCATCAATGAATTTTACCATCTCATTAATTACATAGCTATCGTCTATTAGTTTCTCAGCTAGTTCTTTTCTAACCATAACTATCTGTTTGCTCCAATCCCTAAATGAAGGATAATCTAGCTCATCTTGATAAGCATCAACTAGATTATCCAGCTTTATAACCTCTATGAATTCTTCTACTTTAAGCATTTTATTTTCTTATAGAGCTACTGGTACATCTGCTCCAAATATTGCTTTTAACAAAAATATTGCAGCTACCAATAACCCTGCTATAATCACAAATCTAACAAATCCCTTAATCATTTTGTTCCTCCTGTTCTATTTCTTCTTTAATTGGTTCACTTGGTTTCAATAAAGCATCTATTCTATTCTTTATATTAGCTAAACTATCTTTGTGTTGAGCTTTACCAAGCTCTTCAGATATTTGTTGAAGTTGATTGACCATTACTAATTGGTCTCCACCTTCTTCTAATCTGTTTAATCCTATCATTGCTCTTGCTTCATTAATAGTAATAACTCCTAATTTACCCATCTTATCTGCTTTATCTACATTTTCTGTTTGAGTTGATTCTTGAGTAGGTTCTACATAGCTACACTTAATATCATCATATCCAAAACCTTGTTGTATTAATACATCAGTTAAATGATGAGTCTCTAATTCGATTAAAGGTAATACTGCATCTGATTTGAACTGCTTTCTCTGTTCTTCTGAATTTAATTTACCTGTGTTCTCAGTTATAACTCCTAATACAATTGGTTGCATTCCATAAACTGCCATTATCTTTACAAGTATCCACTTTTGATACTCCATAAATTGCATCTCTTGATGTGATTCAACTACTTTAGTAAATTTAGCATCTACTGATGTTAATACTAATCTTGCTCCTTTCTTTCTTGCTTGCATCCTCCAGAAATTTTGGTTCCTTTGTAATTTCTTTGAACTCATACCTGGAAAAGATAATACACCTGATATCATTCCATCATTATCTAACCTTCTCCTATTCATTATTGCTGCTGTGATATCTGATTGAACTGTATCATATAATGTT